TTGCAGGTGCATAGTACGGTCCATCCGACCTGTCCACGCTGTTCCAAGATAGCGCAGGCACCACGCCTGTAACTACTGCGGGGCAACCTGTTGGTCGGATGCTGGACAAGTCGGGCAACGATAACCACGCCACGCAAGCCATTGCTGCGGCGCGTCCAACATACCAGACTGGCCCTGCCCGCGCCACGCTGGACAAGGTTGATGATCGCCTGTCCGTGACAGTACCAACGGGCGGGTTTACAGGCACGATGGTTCTGGCAACGGATAAAGGGACGGCTTCCTACGGTGTGACAATTCCAGCGGGCGCTTATGACATTGGCGGCAGGGGCGGGCAGCATTTCCCCGGCAATGCAATCGTCGGGCAGTTAATCCGCGACGAAGCTTTGAGTGCGGGGGATGCTGCTGCGACCGAGGCTTACTTTGTGGCAAACGGCGCGACTGCTGGTTACGGGGCTGTTACTAGTTTCAGGAGCTTTTGGAGAAATTGGTCGGAAATCACCAATTTCCCGCTCATCGACACGTCTTCGGGGACTGACTTTGCGATAGCTTGGTTTGGTTGCTCAAGCCTCACCAATTTCCCCTTAATCGACACGTCTTCGGGGACTAACTTTGCGCTGGCTTGGCTTGGTTGCTCAAGCCTCACCAATTTCCCCTTAATCGACACATCTTCTGGGACCACCTTTGATCGGGCGTGGCGCGGCTGCGTCAGCCTGACGAGCTTCCCAGCTAATGCCTTCGACAATGTAAGTCGCGGGCAGTTCACCGACGCATTTACAAACACCGCACTGACGCAAACCAGCATCGACAACGTGTTAGTGTCGCTCGTGGCATCCGGTATTGCGGCAGGAACGCGGATATTTGGCCAATCGGGCGGATCGGCCCCTTCATCAACTGGTGAGGCAGCAATCGACACGCTACGGTCACGCGGCTGGACCGTCACAGTGACGGGGGGTTACTGATATGCGCATCACAATCGCCTGCCCTGATGCGTTGCGGGGTGATGCCAACAACCTAGCGATGGTGCTGGGCTACCGTCCCGACGATGCAGAAACCTACGTGGGGCTGAACTGGCAGGACGCGGGGGGCAACCTTTACGCCTGCGCAAGCTTGATCGTGTCTGACGCATTCACAACGGCGGCGCAGAGCGGCCTACAGCGCCCCGCATGGGACACTGACAACACCGTCAACATGGATGCGGCACGGCGCGCACAAGCGGCGCTGGTGTTCTCGCTAGAGGCTGTTGAGGTAGCGCCTGACAAACTGACCGCCTGTGCCGGAGACGATGCGCTGGCAACGCTCGCCGCGATGGGGCTGACGCAGGTTCCAAACGACCTGCAATGGTGACAAGCTCAACCTGGGATTACACCACGTCGCCTGTCGCCTGGAAGTACAAGCAGGATCGCAGCTTTGCGAGCTTCATCATCGGGCCTGTAGGGTCGGGCAAGTCGGTGCCTAGCCTCCAACGCATCCTTGATCTAGGCCAAGAGCAAGCTCCCAGCGACGACGGCAAGCGCCGGTCCAGGTTCGCGGTGATCCGAAACACCATGCCCGAGCTGCGATCAACGACGGCCGTGACCTATCAACAGATTTATCCCTCGGATGCGTTCGGGGATATCATCTGGCGATCACCGGCTACGCACATGATCCAGCCGCGCAACTCCGGCCTGGAGATCGAGGTCAACCTGATCGCGCTCGACAAGCCAAAGGACGTGAAGAAGCTCCTCTCCTTGGAGCTGACCGGGGCCTTCATCAACGAGATGCGCGAGGTGCCCAGATCAGTTATCACCAGGCTGACCGAGCGCGTGGGCCGGTTCGGGGTGAACGAGCGGCCAACCACCTGGAGCGGCATCTGGGGCGACACCAACCCGCCGGACGCAGATCATTGGCTCTATGGCTGGCACCACCGCGAGACGCCAGAAGGTTATCACTTCCACCAGCAACCGCCCGGCGTCCTGGAGGTGCGGCCGCGTGGCAACGGTGCCGAGATCATCGACGAGAATTTCCCAGACTACCAAGGCGTGCGCCTCACATCGGCCGAGGTGCTGATCTACTATCGAGGCAAGACGCGCCGGGTCGAGTGTCCGATTGAGGTGATCCGTGCTGCTGATCGGCTCTGGATCGTGAACCCTTGGCAGGAGAACCTTGTGGCGCTATCCCGCGTCGATGCTGGATCGAACCCGCTTGGGGTGCGGAGCTACTACGGCCGCGCGCTGGCAGGTAAGACGCTGGAGGAAATCCAAAGCTATCTCCAGGGCGTCTACACGTTCGTGACGGACGGGCGGCGCGTGGTCCCGCAATACAAGGGCCAGGTGCATGGCGTCGATCACCTGCCGATCCTGCCTGACGAGCCGGTGTTCATCGGGGCAGACATTGGCGGCGGCACGCTACAGCCCTCGGCGCTCCTGTTTCAGAAGCATCCGCGCGGCCCGCTCCTGGCACACCGAGAGGTGGTTTGTTTCGATATGGGGATCAAGCGATTTGGCGAGCTGGTCGGTGAGGCGTTGGTCAAGCATTTCCCGGATCATGTGGCCAGAGGGCTGACCGGAACAGGGTGGGGCGATCCAGCAGGCGGAAAGCGTGATGAGATATTCGAGACGGCCAGCTTCGACTGGCTGCGCACGCAACACGGGATCAACCTGGAGCCCGCGCCAACCCAAGACCCGAAGATGAGGATCGCGGCTCTGGCCGGGCCATGCGAGCGGATGATCGACGGCAAGCCTGGGCTCTTGCTGAACAAGCGACACTGCCCGATGCTGCACAAGGGGCTGATGGGGGCGTGGCACTTCAAGCGTCTGGCGGTCACGGGCGAGGATCGCTACGCCGACAAACCCTCCAAGAACGACGAAAGCCACATTTGCGACGGGGCGGGCTATGGCTTCCTCGGCGTGGGTGAATTTGACCGGCTCGGCGGGCGCAGGACTGACGGAAAAGGCGGGGGATCGTTCCAAGCGGATGGCGATTTTGACGTGTTTGCATAGAAAAAGCCCGGCGCAAACCGGGCTTAATATTTTTTGTGCGATGGAATTTTCAGCCGTCGCCGGAGCCGTGGCCGGAGCCGGAGCCGTAGCCGTAGCCGGAGCCGTGGCCGTCGCCGGAGCCGGAGCCGGAGCCGGAGCCGTAGCCGTAGCCGGAGCCGTCGCCGGAGCCGTAGCCGTCTTTTTCATAGGACTCGAATGACTGCATCATCATGCACCCTCAATGCTTTCAGATGCCACATTACTCGCCGGGATGATTTCCAGCACATCAAGCAGCATAATTTCAGGCAGAGCCGGTTCAACCTTGCTGCGAGCTGCGTCGATGCCAGTCAACGCAACTGTGCTAAGGCTCACGCCTTTTTCCCTCCCGCCGGTGTGCCAACGCCATAGGCGGCGGCTGTCTGCCAGTGTGACTTGACGACAATCTTGTGCGGTAACGGTTCCGTAATGGACGCCGCTTGCATAGCAGCGGATGATACACTTTTTGCCTATCATAGTAATTTCCTTTCGATGGGGTGTGGCGCACAATGCGCAAGGCATACGTTACAGGTTGACCGTGCAGCTTGTCAAGGTGTATGCAGTTCCGAGTAAAGCAAGGGAATTGCGCAGATGGTCGAGGATGATGTGCAGCGAGGCGACGTGACGCCGCCTTGGAAGCGTTTCACGAAAGCCGAGGAAGATCAACGGCTTGAGGTTTTATATGGCCGGATCGAGCGAAGAAAAGCGATCCTCGAATGGGATCAGAACGAGCGAACCAGGATCATGCACCGGGCAATTCGCCGGATGCGCAGAGCGGAGGGGAAAGAATGAGCGAGATCGGATTGATTGAACGGCAGTTCCTGGGCTACGTCCAGATGGTCTACAAGGGCGGGCCGCAGGCAATGGGCGAAAGCCAGCTCCAGCAGCTTCGTCAGGCGTTCTATGCTGGCGCAACGATGTATCAGGGCGTGGTGCTTGGAAGCCTGACGGCTGACGAGGACGTGACCCCGCAGGACGAGGAGACGATGCAGCGCATCTTCACGCAATACGCGAACGAGC